TGTCACTTGCAGGATCGCCACTTTAATTGCCAGCCCGGCTTGTAGCACCGCTTCGATGGGGACGATCGGGTTAGCCATAATAATAGGTGAATACAGCGTCGGATCGCCGTAGTAAGTCCAGGCAAGGGCATCCCACCGCTCGCCTGCGGTGGTTATATGGATCAGGTACTGTGTGGCCATTCTGGGCATCGTCTTAGTCGAGCAGGAACGCTTCTAGTCCTTCGGTCGTCTAATGTTGCAATCTAAATTACGGTTCATGCGCCTCTGCGCACGATCGATGCGGGCAGGATGTCCGGCGCCAAAATGCCTTGAGGCACCGCGCCCTCCGGTGACGGGTTGTATAGCATGGGCGATACTCCGGGCGAGGCTAGCGGTGGTGGGCTATATGAAGCCGTCGATGCAGCGGGTGTGCTGGGTATCCCTGCCGGCGGAGAAAACAAAACTGGACCGCTGAGTACGCTCTGCGCCGCTGGCACGATTCCAATCGGCGCGAACCCGGGTAACAGTGCCGATCTTATCGCGGCTTCAAGCGGCCATTGTTTTAATTCCGCTTGGAGTGCTATCGCTATCGGACTGCCGTCCGAGGCCATCTGGCGGGATAGTACTCGCACTGACGTCACCACAAAGTAGCCGCGATGGTCGCCATTGCCGAACACCAAGGCGCGCGCCATATGATCTGAGGCCGCCGCGATCAGCTGCGCAGTTTGCGCACCAGGATCGGTGAACGAGGCGTGAAACATCATTGCGATGGCTATCGTCGGAAGACTATCCCCCACCCACTGCAGGCGTGACACGCCTTCGACCACGTGTTGTTCCGCATAGTTCCAGCGATAAGAGGATTCCAGGGCGTCTGGCGAGCTAAGCAGCTCAAAAATGATTTCGCCTAAAGTTGCAAACATTATAACTGCGTCGTGTGCTTAGTAAGTTGTTGTTGTTCGATCAATTGGACATCGACCATGTAAGCATTGTCAACTCTCATAACGCAGTGCGACCGCGCTTTGCGTATTCGCGCTCCAGAATGTTGGCCAACTCATATCCATGGCGACCCATGACGTCCAGCAACTGCCTTTCGATCTCTGAAGGATTCGAGCGTCCCTGCAAAATCAATGTCGGAGCATAAGTGACTAGTATGCTGGGGCCTGGTGTATTCCGAGGGCTGCGAGTCTTAGCCGCCAACATCGGTTTGGCTTTCGCCGTAAACGTGGATGGCGTTGCGATGGACGCGGGAGACCCGGTCGGCTTGCCTTCGGGGCTACTGCCGCCGGCCAACTTGTTCCACAGGTATGCGTGCTCACGCGCATCGTCCTTCGCTGCGTCATGTGCGCTTAGCGCGGCCGGAGGTGACGATAGCTTCCGGAACGCATACAGGCTGCTCACCAGTCGAGGCCACTGCCGAAGCCTTCCAGGATAGGGGTCAAGCGGTCCTGCGATGCCGTCAGATCGGCCCGCATACACTCCGAACGATGCAGGGTTGCGCCGCTGCGTCCTCCTCATTGATGTTTGGTCAAGAGCCATACGGCGTCGCTGTGCCCCGTGTGGGCTGCGCCGGTGGTCTTCTCGATGGTCGGCAAAGCCACTCGAACCTTGCCCCGCTATATTGCCACTGGCGATGCGCATCGCCGCGATCGCCCTGGCGAATGTGTCAGCGCCATTGTTCCGACTCGCCCAATGGCTGGAACCGGACTGATTGTCGCGCCCGAGGGTTCCGGGAGATCCGCTCCGGCTCGAAGCTACCGACTCAAATGCGTTAGCTCGAGTGAGACGCGAGCCGGCTTGTCTGACGACTCGTGACGCATCGCCATTTGTGCGTCCGTTCGTGGACTGAAGCGACGACGTCGGCAACTTCGTACGCGGTACCAAGTGTAGTAACAAATTCGAAAGCCCATTAGTTTGTATTGGGCTGTCGGAGAAATATCCTCTTCGCGCGCTCGAGGACAGCATCAATGACTTGCTTACCGACGGATGCGGCATGATTCCCTCGCGCAGGAGCCTGGCGGTAACGCTAGGGCTGAAGCGAGGATCGGTGTGTGTGAGCGGTGCAAGCTTTCTCGCGATTGCTCCGAGCGTCATAGCTTGGGCGCGAGTGTCGCGCAATTCAGCGGCGCGAACGCTAATCCGCGCGATCCGTTGCAGCATCGGATGCCACCCCGACTCGCGATCGACTGCCTTCAAGTGATCGCTCAGCGTGTTCCGACTATAACTCACAGGCCTTGCCTCACTTTGCGCGCGTCTCCGTGGGCACAGTGTCTTCGCGCGACTTGGCCATCGCGACGCGCAGCGGACGGCCCATCACCTCGAAGCCGTCCAGGTCCAGGATTGCCGCCGCAGCGTCTTCGGCAGTGACCATGTCGACGAAACCGAAGCCGCGCGAGCGGCCGGTCCATCGATCTTTCATCACCTCGGCCTGCTCTACTCCCGCGACGCCCGCGAAGACTTCGCGCAGTCCAGCATCACTAAGTTCGAAGTTGAGGTTGCCCGCATATACCCGCCTGTTCATGTCGATTGTCCGCTCAAAGGAAGAATTCTAGGTTTTCAGTCGTCATTCGGACCTTTCGCTGCCGCGGTCTCCTGGCTAATCAACCTTACCCAGTAGGCAAGTTCGTCGAACTCCATCGCGGTTAGCTCGCTATGCCGAAAGCCGAATGCGATGAGTCCAGCGATCGCCCCTGGTCCGGGGAGTCGGCCCGCTAGAGATCCGTCCCCGCCGGCGGTGTAAAATTTCCGCGGTCTGTGTCGCCTCCGACTACCTCGGCTTGCAGCGCCAACACGTCCTCGAGGTCCATCGCCAGTACGTCTTCGTACACGATCGGTCTGCCGTCGACTTCGGCGAGTTCGGCTACCAGTGCGAACGATACTGCCAATGGCTCGGGACTTCCCGCGGCGGCCCGATGGGCTCGCATAAGATCGCGGCCCTTTCCTCGCCGAATCGAGGCCGATCTTCCCGAAGGCAGCCTAATATTTCTGGCCTCGTCATTCGTCATATTATCTCCAGGTTCGCGACTACTCATTGGACCACTGTTGCGTGCTTAGTGGGTCACCCGCCGAGATTAGCGCGGAAGCGAGCCAATTGATCGACTCCGTTGACTACATATATGTTGGCGAGCACGTCGTAGAGATGAATCTGGGTACCCGCCACGTACAGTTCCGAATGGTAGACCGTGATCGTCGAGGTCGAATCGACGTTTTCATGCTGGCGGAAGGCAAGGCCACCGGCGTCTTTGAAAACTCCAGTCATCAGGTAAACCACCGGTAATTCTGCGCTGCGGCCCTGGCTGGTGTACTGCTCCAGGCTTCCGCGCACTTGAAAAGAGTGCGAAGTGAAGGGCGCGGCGGCGACACTCAGTGCCTCGGGGTAAAGCGAAGCCCATTTGATCTTGGCTTCCAGCTTGTCGACGCCCGCCCAGAATTCCGCCGTGCCCGCCATTCCCAGTGCCTTGTGATCGACCATCCGATGGCGCGGCTGGCTCAGTTCAATTTCTTCCGCTCGACCGAGTAGCCCGGCGCCGTCGATATAGAGGTTCGCGTTGGTGATTCGATTTACTGATATATCCATTGTGCGTCTTGTGATCTCCCGTCACATCTCCGCGGCCCGAAATAGTGCGGCTGCGGAGGGATCGTCGAGTTGCTATGCAATCGCCGCCGGGCCGTTCTGCGAGGTGGTAGTGCCGAGTTGGCTCAGCAGGGTTGTGTCGAGGAACACCTCGAACGTGATCCTCTCGGCTGGGGGCGGCGGCATAACGTCGATGTCGAAGACCAGTTGACCGGCCGCGACCGCGCTGGGTGGATTATCGGCCGGATCATAGTTTGCTGCTCCCGCGACTAGCGCGCCCCGCTGGATCAATGCGCGGATGAACCCGTTGACGCTTGCCAGGATCGCCGTAATCAATGCGTTGCTGATCGGCTGGTCGAGAAACTGCAGCATCGCCAGTTCCACCGATTCTTCGATCACGTCCATCGTGCGGCGCACATTGATAAAATTGTCAGGCGTAGTGATTGTCGGATACGCGGCTGACCGATTTCCCCAGACCCGCAGCCCCGTACCGTACGCATTGAATACGGTAACGATTCCGCTCGCATTCAGATTGTTGGCGTCGGAGGCGGCGTCCAATGGCGATGCATACAACGTTACGTCCGGACCCAGGATTCCGTTCACCTCGGTATTCGAAGCCGACCACCAATAGCCCTTCTGGAGATCCTTCGCTGCAATCGCGCCGGCGACCCATTGTGAGTATGGTCCGACCGCGTTCTGGTCAGCTTTCATCGGGACAGCGGCTGCTCCGTTGAGTGTGACCCCGGTCGGCACCAAGCCGAGGTCCTGGAAGGTTTCCTGCGGAGAGCATAGTATTGCCCGGCTGGAGCTGGTGTCGAAGGCATTACCCGCGACGCCTCGATTCGCGATCGCGGTTGCCGGAACGTTACCTGCCGGCGCGTCGATCAGAGCCATGGCGCGCAGTTTCTCTGCCGCTGTGAGTAGCGCTGATGTTACGTCCGGGTGCTCCGCGTATCCGGGCGCTGTCAGCAACTTGGGAAAGAACCCGATCGTGCCGTAGGTCGTCATCAGCGCCTGAATTCCGGAGTAGCTCGAGCCGCTGACTGCTCCGATTATGTCCGCGGTGGCGACCTTGCTCGGATCGGCATAACTGAACGACGCGACGACGGTCGCTCCGGTGGCGATAGCGCTTCCTGCCGCCAGCGTCACGACGCCGTTCCTCGCGTCGGTCGAATAGTCGGTCGAAGCCGAGTAGGGTGTGCCTGGATAGTAGCTGTAACCGATCAATACCGACTGGGTTGCCGTGATCGCGCTACCGGTCAGTCGTGTAATGAGTCCACTGCGGGCGTCCACGGCGTAGTCGGTACCCTGTACGAATGTGGTGCCCGCCGAATTGCTGGTGACCACGACGCTAGCGGCGTTGATATTCCCGTGTGCGAGCTGGACCGTCGTTGGAGTTCCCGCGAAGGTATGTGACTCGCCGCTCACTGCGGTCGCCGTGGTCGGCAGGAGCGTGAGGCTCGTGATCCCCATGTGCCCCAGGTTGATCGCGCCCGCTGCGGTAAAAGTCAGCGACAACAGAAGATCGGAGGTGTGCCGCGTACCATCGAACACGTTAACTACGATCACCTGCCCCGCGCCCTGAGCCTGGATCGCCGCCAGTGCATACGGGATCGTATAACCTTGAACCAGTGGCCCGAAGCTGGCGCCGTCACGTGCCGAGCTTACGAGAGTGGGCGAGTTGACCGGCGCCGGAACCACCGGCGAGGCGACCGCCCACAGAGGCGCCGTTCCCACCAGTCCAATCACTGACGATTTGACTACCGTGATCGGTGCCGGACCTGTAGTCGTCTCGATTACTTCGACTCCGTGGAGAAAGGATATAGCCATTGTCAATTCACCGCGCGTGTGTCGCGAATGCCATGGTTAGACTTGGGGCGCTGGGCTAGTCAGTTGGTGGGCGCGAGGGGCGCGCTTCCACCGCTCGCCAGGACCGTTACTGTCTCGGCGTCGGCATACGCGACGTTGACCGCCGCTCCTGCTGCTATCGCGCCACTCGGGGTTCGCGTGACGATGCCGTTGATAGAAGCGAGAGTGTAGTCGGTGCCGAGGACGTACAACGTTCCTGTCACCGGGTCCGACAACACTATCCGCGAGACATTGCCATTAGCCAGTTGGATCTGGTCATTGGCCTGGAAGATATAGGGTGCCTCTGCCTGGCTGATCGTCGTCAGCCCGCCTTGCTCCTGTGCTATACCCTTCACGAACGGCGGGAACAAGTCCACGCTCGATGGTTCCACCGCAGCGGTCGTCAGTGCGAACAGAATCGCGTAGACCCAGACCCCACCCTGCTTGTCGCGCTCGACGAACTGTTCGCTCAGCGGGTACATCTTGCCGCAGCCAGCGATCCTAAAGCCGGTGAGTACCGCCCGTACCTGTTCGATGATCGCGTACGCGCCCGGACTGGTGCCATCGGCCTCGCCGCCGAAGCTCCATCCGAGGTCACGCATCATCAGGGTGATTTCGAAGGAGAGCCGCCTTTGCTGCACTACCGCGGCCGAATCGATCAGCGGCCCATACTTGGCGCCGGCGTAGCGTACGAGCGCCGCCCCGACCCGATGGGTCATGCGGTAGGTCTCAGGCCGGTCCGGATAGTGTGCGATTTCGATCGTCCCGATCGCTGCGCGCAACTGCGCGAGGATCGCGCTCTCCAGCGTCGCAATATCGATCGGCGTGGCCGGCGCAAAGTTGGTCCCGGTCCAAGGTGTGTCGAGAATGAAGCCGGCCACCTAAAACCCCTTCAGCGTGCCACGATCAAAGACGCGCTGTGGCAGGACTCCTGAGGCATCGCCGCCCGCCTGCGTGACGACCGCTTCCGGCGCCTGTGGCGTCTCCAGATTATCCGCCGCCAAGCCGAGCGTGACTTCGCCGCGCGCCACTCGCATCAACAGCACGACCGCGTCGTCGTAGCGTTTGCGCGCGTCGCCCATGTCGTGAATTGGTCTCAGCGACTGCAACCGGTACATCGCGATATCGCAGGCTAGGCGGTTCAGTACAGCCGGCGGATCCGTAAGCGGAAGCGTAAAACGGCTTTCGAGGTAACCGTCGATCTCCGCGGACGCATCGGCCAAAGCCTGCTCGATCGGCGCAGTATTCACGATGACCTGGGTCGGATCCTCGTTAGTCAGTTGGACGAGATCCCGGTTTGGGTAGCGGGCGGCCATGTCAGCGGAGGTTGAGTAGGACATCACTGTTCCTGTAAACAAATCGGTTGGCTCGCCTCTGCGACTAGGCCAGGTACTCGCTTACGATCAATTCGGCGGTGCCCTTCCAGATATTACTGGTTGGAACGTTCGCACTCGCGCCCGCGCCGGCCATGAAGTCTGAATGCAGCAGCTGGCTGGCCACCTCCTCCAGCGCGGGGGGCACCAGGAGAAAAACCTCTTTGCGGCTCGCCAGGGCGCCGAATGGCAGTCCTGCGTCGGTCTTGATACTGCGCATGGCGGCGCGCGCGGCGCCGTAGTTCGTTGGATTACTCAAATCCGTGTTGCTGGCGTATGCCAACTGCCACAGGCCCACGCCGGTATTCGCCCGCGCGTCCACTCCGAAACGGAACTCGCGCCGGTTGAATACTCCTTCGTCGGTCAGCGTGTTCATCCGCGTGACCGCGTATTCGCGCCGGAGCTGAAAGATGAACGGCCGCACGACTCGCGACGCATCGATCAAAAACCAGTACGGGCCCGAGCCGGATGGGTTCACATTAGACGCCGTGGAGTCGCGCAGATCGCCGCCTGCTGCGAGTGGCCCCACTGCATGGGCTGGCGAGAAAAAGGGTTGTCCGTCGAACGCCAGTACGCTCGAAGGCGTGGTCACGGCGTTTTTGACCATGCTGAATAATAGAACGTCCGGATGCACCTTCGCGTCCCAGCCCAGCTGCTCGATTACCGGTTCGTAGACCCCGTAGTTATCGTCCTCGATGTCGTTGCGCCCGATACTTACTGTGTCTTCGAAGTCCTTATTGACGATGGTGTAGCTATGCGTCTCAAGGGCCTGAACCACCCGCTCGCCCAGCCATTCGCGAAACCGCGTAGTCCGGCCCAGCCACGGATAGACCGTCTGCCGCGAGGTCGAGCGCACCACCGTCGCGATCCGTTCATAGTATGAGGGCGGCTTCTCGAAGCCGCGCTGAAAGATTACGTCGAAACCGGTGAACAGAGCGGTTAAATTTGCCGCAGTGATTTCCATGTGTGCCTACCGTGATACTTCCGTTTGATGGCCGCAGCCGTTGGATGATTAGTCAGTCGATTTGCCGCTCAGGCTTGACGCCAGAAGTCGATCCAGACCTGCCCGGTCGAATCGGTATTGACGATACGTCCCGCTACACTGCGCGTCGGCCCGCCCCAGCTGTAATCGACGAATACGGTCGCCGCGGCCGCGATCGCGCCACCCGCGATCAGCATGAGCAGTCCGCTCGCGGCGCTCACTACATAGTCGGCGCCCTCGGTATAGACCGTTCCGCCGCCCGCCGTACTATGGACCCGGACTTTGCTGATGTTCTCGTGGCCGACCGTGACAATTTGCGCCGACGCGCTCGCCGGAAACGTGGTGGATTGCGCAGTGACCGCGGTTGCGCCGCTGCCGTCGCTCGCCGAGACCGAATTATCGTCGACCGCGAACGCCAGGGCGCCGATTTGCGCCTCTGCGATCGATCCGTCGTTGACTGAGTACATGAAGACCCCGCGCCGCACGATGATCGATACTGCTCCGGCGACGCCCTGGTTCACCGCGTCCTGTCCAGGGGCGCCGTTATAGGTCATTTCGGCGCGACCGATGGTTCTGAGACCCGCCGTGCTCGACGCGGGCACGGCGTTTCCGGCCGCATTCAGCGCGACGATACCGCCGAGATAGACCGTGGTGGCCGCCTCGACCGGATAGACCTGCATCCGTCCGTTGTCGGCCAGCTCCGGAGTGTTGCGCGAATTAGTTAGTGCCGCCATCGTGTCACCGTTGCGCCCGCTGCTGGTCCCTTGCGCTCGCGCGCGAGAGGCTCGAACCGGACACTTGCCGCGAATGAATCAGCCTTTTGCCGCACCGCCGAAGTGGCGGCGGTCACGCGGCGTGATTGTTCCCAGCGCACAGCTCTGCATATCTCTGCGCACTATGTATTCGTCCGTCGCGATGCCCAGGTTGGCACATACTTCGAGTTCCGCCGAAGTGACTAGCGCCACGCCCGCACTGCCTATCGGCGCTTCCGTCGCGCCACGATGCGCGCCCGCCGGACGTCCCGCCAGTAGCGACTCGCCCAGCTCGAGCGCCGGTTGCCGCGCGACGAAGTTCGCGAAGCCCGCGGCATCCGCCGTGCAGTACGCCAGCGCCCATTCGCGCTGCGCAGGCACCACCTTGCCCGCCCGCATCGCTTCCGCGACCGCGTGCTCGGCGCGCTCGTTCGCCCGTTCCGCTCGCAGCGTATTCAGTTCGCTCACCGCCTGCTGGAAGTGCGCGACCGGCACGTAATGCGCCGGGTCGGTGCTGCCGCTCGCCACCGCACGCTCCGTGACTCCGTGCGCCGTCAGGTCGGTCAGCGCACGCACCGCGTCCGCAATCGCCTGCGGTGTCGAGTCTTCCTCGATTCCCAGGATCGCACACAAGTCGCTCGCCATTTGTGCGAGTGCGGTGTCGACTGCGTCGGCATCCGGCGCCGCGCCGCCTTGCGCCGCGATCGCCGTCAAGTACAGATTCGGATTGTTGGTCAACGCGGCACGCAGCAACCGCAACACCGCGCCGTCTTGCCCATGCTCGAACACCGGCGAAATATAGCGGTATTCGTGTGTCGCCACTGCCGCCGCGCCATGCTGCGTGCATTCGACACGTCC